CCACCATTTCAAGCATCAGGATTTATTCATGACCTCTAAGCAACCCGACTGGGAGGCGATCGAACGAGCCTTCCGGGCCGGGGCGCTATCCATCCGCACCATCGCTGACCGCAACGGAGTGAGCGACACCGCGATCAGGAAGAAGGCTAAGGCCTTGGGCTGGGAGCGGGACCTTTCTGAGCAGGTCCGCAAAGAGGTTCGCAATAAGCTGGTTCGCGGCGAGGTTCGCGAAGACCAATGCGCGAACCCTGAGCGGGATGCCGAGATCATCGAAGAGGCGGCAGAAGAGGGCGCGACGGTTGTTCGCAGCCATCGCCGCGACATTCGCAAAGCCGCGAACCTTGCGAACTTGCTGATGGATGACCTGCTCACCACCATCAAGCGCCGCGAGGACATCGAGGATGAGATTGAGCGCGAGACAACCGACGACGAGAGCGGTTTCCGTCGTAGCTCGATGCTCGCCGCGGTTGCTCTACCCAGCAATGCCAAGACCCTTTTCCAGCTGTCCTCGGCCATGAAGAACCTGCAGGTGCTTGAGCGCACCGCATTCGGCCTGGACGATAAGGAGCAGTCGAAAGACGCCGACGAGCTGTCGCAGCTGATGGATGAACTATCGAAGGATGCCTGACCATGAAGCCCGAGCACATGAGACTGCTCCGGGACCGGTTCTGGCGGCTGAACAACCTGTACTTCATCACGGACAAGCAGGGCAAGAAGGTCCGCTTCCGCATGACGCAGGAACAGATCGACTACTTCCAGGGGATGCACACCCGCAACATCATCCTCAAGGCCCGGCAGCTTGGGTTCACTACCCTGGTCTGCATCGTGCAGCTGGATGCCGCGCTATTCGAGGCCGCCAAGTGCGCCCTGATCGCCCACACCCTGAACGACGCCAAGCGCCTGTTCCGGGAGAAGGTGAAGTACGCCTATGACAACTTGCCCAAGGAGATAAAGGCGGCCAACCCGGCGCGCAACGACGCCGCGGGCGAGCTGGTGTTCAGCAAGGGCGGCTCACTTTACGTGTCCACCTCCTTCCGGGGCGGCACGCTGCGCTACCTGCACGTTTCCGAGTTCGGGAAGATCTGCGCCAAGTTCCCGCACAAGGCGCGGGAGATCGTGACCGGTGCGTTCGAGGCCGTGGCCGCTGAGTGTTTCGTCACCATCGAATCTACCGCTGAAGGCCGGGCCGGGTATTTCTTCGACTACAGCCAGTCTGCCGAGAAGCAGCAGCTGGCCGGCGTGCCCCTAGGCCTGTTGGACTGGAAGTTCTTCTTCTTCAGCTGGTGGCGGAACCCGCTCTACTGGCTTGACCCGACCGATGTAGTCATCCCGGACCGGCTGGCCAAGTACTTCGACGACCTGGCAGCAAAGCACGGGATCGCCACCAACCCAGGCCAGCGCGCCTGGTACAGCGCCAAGGAAAAGACCCTCGGCGACGACATGAAGCGGGAGTACCCGTCGATCCCTGCCGAGGCATTCCAGCAGACGATCGAGGGCGCGTACTACGCCAAGCAGTTCACCAAGCTCTACGCCGCCCAGCGCATTGGCAAGTTGCCCGACAACAGCCACCTGCCGGTGCACACCTTCTGGGACATCGGTGTGGGCGACTCCACGGCCATCTGGTTCGTCCGGATCGTCGGTGAGGAGTACCACGTTGTCGACTTCTACCAGAACAGCGGTGAAGGCCTACGGCACTACATGAAGGTGCTGAAGGATCGCGGATACGAGTACGCCGAGCACTGGGGCCCCCACGACATCGACAACCGAGAATTTGGTAGCGACGGCAAGACTCGACGCGAACTCGCGCGAGAGGGCTACGAGATCGACGGCCAGGTGTATCGGATGACCTTCCAGGTGGTGCCGAAGCTTGGTGTTGACGAAGGCATCGAGCAGGCGCGCGAGATTCTGCCCAACTGCGCCTTTGACGAAGCCAAGTGCGAGGAAGGCATCACCGCCCTGGAAAGCTACCGCAAGGAGTGGGATGACAAGCGTGGGTGCTGGAAAGACAAACCCCTGCACGACTGGTCATCTCACCCGGCCGACGCCTTCCGCTACTTCGCCGTGGCCAAGACCAAGCGCTCCGTGGTCAAGCACGTTCCAATCTCGTTCACTTTCTGAGGCCATCCATGCCTAACTTCCTCCCCCGGGCAGAGTACTCGGAGGCCTTGCCCGGCTGGCGGCTGGTCAAGCGCTGCGTGGCGGGCGCCCGCGAGGTGCGCAAGCACGATATCTACCTGCCGATGCCGGACCCGGAGAACAAGTCTCCCGAGAACCAGGCGCGGTACAAGCAGTACAAGAAGCGGGCGATGTTCCTGAATATCACCGGGCGCACGCGTACCGGCCTGCTGGGAGCCGTCTTCCGCAAGACAGCCGAGCTGGAGCTTCCCGCCGGGGTCGAGTACCTCAAGGAGAACGCCAGCGGCGACGGCACGAGCCTGGAGCAGCTGTCCAAGGACGCCGTGGGCGAATGTCTGGACGCTGGCCGCGGTGGGTTCCTCGTGGACTTCCCTGCGGTTGAGGGCGTGTCCTCGATGGCTGACATGCAGGGCCGCAGCGCGCTGATTCACCACTACGGCGCCGAGTCGATCATCGACTGGGACGAGCAGGTGGTCGATGGCGTGAAGCGCCTGGTCTATGTCTGCCTGCTGGAGTGCGTGTCCGTATTCAGCCCGGACAGCCTGGAGCGCACAACGACCACCCAATACCGCGTGCTGCTGCTGGTAGGTGGCCGCTACGTGCAGCGCGTCTATGCTGAAGACGGCAACACCTACACCGAGGTCGCGCCGCTCGACAAGAATGGCCGCCCATTCGACCACATCCTGTTCAGCTTCTACGGCGCCCAGAACAACGACGCCAGCGTCGACAAGTCCCCACTGGAAGACCTGGCCGATGTGAACATCCTGCACTACGGCAACAGCGCCACGGTGGAGGAGAGCGGCTTCATCAGCAGCCAGCCCACGCTGTTCATCACCACCGACATCAGCGCTGACGAGTTCGCCAAGGTGAACCCGAACGGCATGCACATCGGCTCTACCCGCGGCTACAACCTCGGCAAGAGCGGTACTGCGACCCTCGTCCAGGCAACCGAAAGCCAACTGGCTCGCACGCTGCTGAAGGACAAGGAAGAGCAGATGCTGATGATCGGCGCGCGAATCGTCCAGAAGGCGGGCGGCGCCGAGACGGCTGAGGCGGTGCGCATTCGCTACAGCTCGGACAACAGCGTGCTGGGCACCATTGCCGGCAACGTTTCGGAGGCCCTGAAGCGGGCCATTCTCGACGCCGAGCGCTTCATGATGGGCGAGCCGGACGAGGACGGTACGGTCTTCTGGCTCAACCAGTCGTTCTTCGACGAGACGATGACCGCCCAGGACATCCTGGCCCAGGTCCAGCTGTGGCAGCAGGGCATCATCGCCAAGTCCGACCTGCGCACCAACCTGCGCCAGGGCGGCGTGCTTGAGGCTGACCGCACCGACGAGTTGATTGACGATGAACTGGCCCAGCAGCCGCCGGTGACCGGCAACGACACCGGAGGCGGCGAGGATGAGCAGTGACGGCTACCTTTCGGACGCAGCTACTCGCCACCAGGTGCACGTGCAGCGCTACGCCGGCGGAAGCCTCAAGCGCCTGGCCAAGTTCATCACGAAGGCCATCAGCACCGCCAAATCTCGCGTATCGGAGGGATTGAGCCGTTACGGCACCCAACGGTACGAGAAGCAGATTCAGGAGCTACAGGGCGAGCTGGCGGGCGTATACGGCGAGATGAAGCAGCAGGCCGTGCTCGACCTTGCCGAGTTCGGCGGCTACGAGGCCGAGTTCAACATGACGCTGCTGGGCAAGGTCGTGAAGACGGTCGTTCAGCTGAACAGGCCAAGCATGGAGCAGGTTGCCGCAGCAGCTCTGGCCGACCCACTCGACCTGGAGGTCGGCAAGGGTCGCCAGCGCATCAGCATCAACGGCGCGCTCGACCAGTACGGCACCAAGAAGAGCGCCGAGATCATCAGCGAGATTCGCATGGGCTCGGCGCTGGGCGAGACAACTGGCCAGATCACCCGCCGGCTCACATCGCTCGGTGTGCAGCAGCGCGACCAGGCCGGGGCGCTGGTTCGGACCATGACCAACCATATCGCCAGTTCGGCGAGGTCGCAGGTCATGGCCGACAACGACGACATCCTGAAGGGTAAGCGCCGGGTCGCCACGCTGGACGGCAGGACCACGCCGCTCTGCCGTGCGCTGGATGGCACGGTGGTGCCAATGACCGCGCCGTCGCCGCCATTCCACTGGAACTGCCGGACCACCGAGATACCGGTGCTCAAGGACGAGTTTGCCCGGGATATCCCCGGATCGACTCGCCCAGCGGTAGGCCCTGACGGCGCCGAACAGGTCAGCAGCAAGACCACCTACGGCGAATGGCTCGCACGCCAGCCTGCAGCGTTCCAAGAGGATGTGCTCGGCCCGGCTCGCTACAAGCTGTTCAGCAAGGGCGAGCTCACCATCGACCGGTTTGTCGATGACGACGGCCGGACCCTGACCCTCAAGCAGCTGCGAGAGCGGGAGCCGATGGCATTCCAAAGAGCCGGCCTCGATTGAGGCCGGCGTACGTACTTCTTACTCGACTACTTCCAGTGCATTCACAGAACGGCCAAACACGCCTTCGTAGCGCTTCTTAACGCGCCGGAAGTGCCCCGATGCGACTAGAGCATCTACCACCTCGGTGGTTGCCTGCATCGTGTTTCTGTACCGAAGGTCGCCAAGAAACTCGCGGCGGATGATTGGGTCGAGCGTCATCGCTTGCTCAGGCGGAAAGTTATCCAAAATCTGAGCGCGTTGGTTGATAGCGAGGTGCTTGATTCCATTGTCCTTCAAGTACTTAAGAAGGTCCGGGATGTGGAGATAAGCATCAGGGCCACCGTAAGGCAGTTTGATCATCGTTTGATCCTCATTCAAAAGCGGATGTGATGAGGCAGAGGCCTCTGATCCAGCGCCGCCTGCGAGGAGAGAGCGGTACATCTCGATAGGCAACACAGCAAAAACAGCCTCGCCATTATCGCCATGAATGAACTGTACAGAACTCATTGGGTGACTCCATTTTGCTTTGTCGTGGATGCAATATGGCTACGACGTAGATTTATTTCAAGCTTTTTTCTTGCAGGCAGGGCCTGCTCAACGTCTCAGGGAGACAGCAATGACCTTGAAATTCCAACTGGACAGCCTCGAAGGCGTCGAAGAATCCATCCAGGGCCTGTACGTCGAGAAGGACGGCAAGTTCGTCCTGGGCATCGAGGGGCTGCCGCAGCAAGAGGATGTCACCGGCCTGAAGGCCAAGGTGGAGGAGCTCTTGGGCGAGAAGAAGGCTGCCGAGAAAGCCCGCCGTGAGGCCGAAGAAAAGGCGCGTGCCGAGGCCGAAGAGGCTGCCCGCAAGTCGGGCAACGTCGAGGAGCTCGAGAAGTCCTGGTCCGAGAAGTACAACCGCCGCGAGGCTGAGTTGAGCTCGGCGCTGGAAAGCGAGCGGAACACCCTGCAAGGCCAGATCCGGGATCTGACCGTGGGCCGCACCGCTACCGAGATCGCGACTGCTCTGGCCGTGCCAGGCAGCGCCAAGGCATTGCTTCCCCACATCGAACGCCGGCTGAGCGTCGAGCAGCGCGACGGTAAACCCACCGTTGTCGTGCTGGACGCGGCCGGCAAGCTCTCGGCGGCAACGCTGGACGAGCTGAAAGCAGAATTCACCAACGATCCGGCCTTTGGCCCGCTGATTGTTGGCAGTAAAGCATCTGGCGGCGGGGCCGGGGGTGCAAAAGGTGGCGGCGGGGCCGCGCTGAAACGTTCCGAAATGTCCTCTACCCAGAAACGCGAGTTCATCGAAGCGCACGGGCAGAGCGCCTACCTCAAATTGCCCAAATAGGGAGTAACACATGGCTACCACCGTCAACTCGGACATGATCGTTTACAACGATCTTGCCCAAACCGCCTACCTGGAGCGCATCCAGGACGTGATCGATGTCTTCAACGCCTCGTCGAATGGCGCCATCGTGCTGAATAACGAGCTGATCGAAGGTGACCTGCGCAAGCGGGCCTTCTACAAGATCGGCGGCGCGATCGGTCACCGCGACGTGAACTCCAGCGCTACCGTGACCGGCTCCAAGATCGGTGCCGGCGAGATGGTCGGTGTGAAGGTTCCGTTCAAGTACGGCCCTTACGAGACTACCGAAGAGGCCTTCAAGCGTCGCGCTCGCTCGCCTGAAGAGTTCTCCGAGCTGGTTGGCCAGGACTATGCCGACGCAGTGCTGGAAGGCTACATCCAGTACGCGATGGCCGCCCTCAAGGCCTCGATCGGTGCGAACGCCAACATGGTCGCCACCGGCAGCTTCGCCACTGACGGCAAGAAGGTTCTGACCAAGGGCATGCGCAAATTTGGCGACCGATTCGGACGTATCGCGCTGTGGACCATGGATTCGGCCACCTACTTCGACATGGTGGATCAGGCGATCAGCGAGAAGATCTACGAAGAAGCGGGCGTGGTTATCTACGGCGGCCAGCCGGGCACCATGGGCAAGCCGGTACTGGTTACCGACACCCATCCCGCCGAAACCATCTTCGGTCTGCAGTCCGGCGCGATTCGCGTCACCGAATCCCAGGCCCCGGGCTTCCGCTCGTACCCGATCAACACCCAGGAAAACTTGGCGATGGGTTTCCGCGCCGAGGGCACCTTCAACCTGGATCTGCTGGGTTACAGCTGGGCCGACGCAACCGGCGGCATCAACCCGAACCTGGCCGCTGTGGGCGCTGGTGCCAACTGGGCCAAGTACGCAACCAGCGATAAGGCCACTGCTGGCGTGCTGATCGACCTGGGCACTCCGTAATCACGCATCGGGCGACTCGTAATGGGTCGCCTTGGAGATCATCATGGAACTGATCTACACCGCGCAGGCCTCCGGGTTCGAGCCGGGTAAGCGCTATCGCAATCCTCAGCACTTCGACCGCCCCGAGCCTGGCGTGAAGGCGGTCGTGATCGTAGGTGACTGGCCAAAGGTGGCCGACGCCTACGAAGATGCTGGTGCTGAAGTGACTTTTGTTGAGGCGCCGAAGCGTGTGGCCCTCGTTGAAGGCCCGGATCAAGCTGAGCTTGATCGCCTAACTGCAGAGCTGGCCTCTGTCGGGGTGATCGTCGAATCCTTCGCTGCTCAGAGCCTGGAGCGCCCAGAGGGCGAACTGGGCGAAACAGCAGGCCGCCTGTTCCAGGTGCTGGAGGCCGTTAATGCCGGCGTCGCCAGCCTGCAGCGTGAGCGCGACGGTGAAGTGCAGAAGGTTGCCGGCCTGGAGCAGGAGAAGGCAGAGCTGCTGAAGCACATCGAATCTCTCAAGGCGGCGAGCGCTGATCCCGAGGTCGAGGCGCTGAAGGTCAAGCTGGACCAGGCAGGCGTCACCTACCGCGCCAACGCCTCGAAAGAGTCGCTGCAAAAACTGGTCGACGAGCTCGACAAGAAGTAACACCGGGGCTGCCGCCCCATTCATTAAAGCGGAGGCCTGATGGCTATCTACATCACTGTGGCCGACGTGGATACCATCCTCGGGGCTGTCTGGGCGCCTGCTGAGTCGAAAGACGAGGCGGTATTCGAGGCGAACGCCTACCTGACCGCGCTCAACCTGGTCGGCATCGACATGGACGACATTCCCGACGATGTGACGCAGGCCGGCGCTCGGCTGGCCAAGTGCGCATCCCAGGGCAAGCTGTACCAACAGCAGACCGAGGGATCGCTTGAGGCCAAAACGGTCAAGGCTGGCTCGGTATCCACCAGCAAGACCTTCGGCTCGATCGACAAGACCAGCACGGCCGCACAGCCGGCCTGCGTGCAATTGGCCCTGTCCCTGCTCACGCCCTGGCGTAGCAATCCATTCGCCTTCGCAGTGAAACGGGGGTAGCCATGGGGTTGCGAGATGACATCCAGGTCGACCTGGCCGAGGCCTTCGACGATGACCTGGCTGATGCCGTGTCCGCATTCACTGGCACCTATATGGGGCCAGGCGTCCGGGATCCGGTCAGCGAGACCACCACGGCCCAGCCGGTGACCTATACCGGTCGCGGGGTGCTCGACTCATACGAAAGCCGGCGCATCGACAACATAAACATCAAGGTTGGCGATGTGCTGCTGATCTGCCTGGCCAATGAGGTCACGGACAAGCCTGCGGTGGGCCACCAGATCAAGGTCCTCGACCTGGTCACCGGCGAGCCGGCCGCATACCGCC